CTCAACCGAGGGACAGAAAGTGACAATCGAAACGGTGGATCAGGTTCGTCTGCGGAACCTGAAGTTCCTGCTGGAGCAGTTCAAGGACGAGATACGGTCGCAGTATCCAGAGCACCCCGAGCGGGGCATGCTCAAGCTGTTCGCTGAGAGGGTGGGGATCAGCGTAATCAACTTCCGGCAGATCATGAGCGGCCACAAGCTGGCCGGCCCGAACATCCGGGACCGCATAGAGGATTCGTTGAACCTTCCGCGCGGCTGGCTCGACTCTGACCACTCGCAGGACCAACTAGCCAAGGATGACGACGCCAAGGCGTTCTCTGACTCTGTGATGGCGCTCTACAACCAGGCGCCCGAGGCAACCCGATCCGCCATGCTCAAGGTCATGAGCGCGCTGGTGACGAATAAGCCACTGGAAGCGCTCGTCGGCGAGCAAGGAAAACGCAGGAAATGAAAGATTCCGCTAATAAACCATTGAATCTATTACACCCCTTCGCTTTCGGTTGACAGAATAATTACAACGATCGGGAATTATTTCGCCAACGTTTGCACCGCGTAATATTTCCTTACCGAGCCGACAAAAATGCAACATTTCGCAACGGAAAACGCTTGCTTCAGCATATGATAGGGACTATTGTTATGCCATCGTTTCAGAGGAAACGATCCCCTAACAGATCTGTGAAGGCAACAATAAATGACCGGTGCTCAAACTTCGTCGGCGTCGTCCAATCCCATCGCGGCCCTCGTAGAGCTGCCGTCCGAGTTACCGGATACGTGGACGGACATGGAAGTCATTCGCGCCTTCTGTAGCGCTATTCCAGCCCATAAGCGTCAGGAAGCACTCGCCGCGCTTCTCGCGCTGGCTTGCTGCCAGCAAAACGATGCCAAAAAAGTTTCATAAGTCGCTTGACGCATCTGCATAAGATTCGTAGAATATCTTCACCATGTCCTCATTGCGTCATACGCAATTGAATCTGGTTCCTTCCGCTGTCGCTTAGACAGCTTTGCTGCTCGCCTCCGGGCTTGAGCAGCGCTTTTATTCCGAAGCCGTCGCCTGAGAGATCAAGCGGCGGCTTTGTGCTTTATGCCACCGGAGCTCCCCACTCCTGACTGCTGGAAAGACAGCCCAAACAAAAAGGCCGCTCGCGGCGGCCTGTGTCTCAGTGGCAAGGATGATTGGGGCTCTCTAGTCGCTCCATCCATTTAACGGCTTCCTCCTGGCTGTCGCTGCGGATCCAGATCTCGACGAGATTCGACAGGATCGCGTATGAGCGCATAGTGTTCCGCTCCTTGAGCGCTTCACGGATCTGCGTCAGGAAATACTTTGCGATGTTGCTCTGAAGCGCACAGATGATGTCGTCGTCGGACATGGCTTCGATGCGCTGCTCGATCAGCTCGTCGCGCTTCTGTGCGATCAGGTCGTCGCGCTGCTCGGCCGCGTCAATGGCGGCTTCGATCTTGGCGTCGGGCGCTTCGTGTAACCAGTAGTGGATGTCGGCTTGGTTCATGGTTTTCTCCGTAGGTGATAGTGCATGGAGAAACGATACTAATAAAGCGATGTTTTAGCAAGCACTTTGCGCAAGTACGCGAGAACGCGGATACAAAGCGTGAAGCGTGCCCCATAAGCGAATCGGAAAAAGATACTTTGGAGGGTCAGATGATCGTGAGCATTCTGTTCGTCGTGCTGTTCGCATGCGTGGTGCTGGCGATTGTCATGTGCGCCGCCGAATACGACCGCGGGCTTGAAAGCAAGCGCGATCCGCACGCCGATCTGGCTGACGACATGCACCTTGCCAAAGTGGCGAGGATGGCTGAGGCGATGATCGCTGATCGCGAGAAGGCATTCGCCGACTACCTGCAAACGCCGGGTAACGCCGTGCCGGTAATCCGGAAACAGACAGGGGATAGCGCTTGATCGATCCGAAACTGCGAGATTGGGCGACGCCGCGGCAGATCGAATTCTTGGATGCCATCGAGAAGCACGGATCAGAGCGCAAGGCCGCGTCCAAGCTTGGACTGAGCCGCGGAACGGTTGGTAACGCCATTGCCTCGCTGAAACGGAGGGCCGCACGCTCGGGATACAGCCCGGATCACGACATGCAGCACGTCGTTCCTGATGGCTTCATGGTGAAAGGCGTTTCGACCTACTACGGCGACGACGGGAAGCCGCGCGGCCAGTGGGTTAAGAGCGCTGTCGACAATGACCGGCAGGCCGCAATCATGCAGGAAGCATTCGCCGCGATGGCGCAAGAGCTTCCGCGCGTCGATCCGGTTGCTGCGCCTGCGGACACGAAGGCCGACTTGTGCAACGTCTACACGCTGACGGATTGCCACCTTGGCGCGCTTGCCTGGCACAAGGAAGGCGGCGCAGATTGGGACGTGAAAATTGCCGAGCGCATGCTTGTTGCTGCGTTTGAGCAGATGGTCAACTCCGCGCCAGCCGCAAAGACAGGCTTGATCGCGCAGCTCGGCGATTTCCTGCATAGCGACGGCATGCTTCCGGTCACGCCGACCAATGGTCACATTCTGGATCAGGACGGCCGATTCTCGAAAATTGTTGGTGCGGCCCTTCGTGTGCTTCGCCGCATCGTTGACTTCGCGCTAGAGAGGCATGAGCAGGTTGTCGTGCTGATGGCGGAAGGGAATCACGACCTGGCATCGAGCATTTGGCTGCGGGCCATGTTCAAGGCGCTCTACGAGAACGAGCCGCGCGTCAAGGTGATCGAGTCGGAACTGCCGTACTACGTCCACCAGCACGGTGAGACGCTGGTTGCGTTCCATCACGGCCACATGAAGCGCAACGATGCGCTGCCGATCTTCTTTGCTGCTCAGTTTCCGAAAGTGTGGGGCGCGACAACGAAGCGTTACGCGCACACAGGGCACCGGCACCACGTCGAGGAAAAGGAACACAGCGGGATGACCGTGATCCAGCATCCGACGATCGCCGCGCGTGACGCATACGCCGCGCGTGGTGGCTGGCTGTCGGAGCGCGCCGCGGTGGCGATCACGTATCACTCGCGATTCGGCCAAGTGGCGAGAACCATCGTCACGCCGGATATGTTCGAGGGCGCGACATGAGCCGAATCGACCCGCACGTCGACATCGACACGCTCTGCGACGCGCTGGCGGTCGCAATGAGCCACATGTACGCAACAGGCGCGATCGACATGGGCGAGGACGCAGCGAGGCAGATAGCAGCCCGCACGGACTGTTACGAAGACGACCAACTGATCGACCTGTTCGAATCCGCCGCCAAGATCATGGCGCGCGGCAGGGCAGCGCATTGAATCATCGGGTAGGCGGTGTGATCCCTTACATCTACCGCAGCCGCACAGGAAGCGTAAGCGATCACTCCGCCCGCAAGGGAACTCTGGTCGCGCCGGGTGCGGCAACCCTCTCAACCACATGGAGAAAACATGAATATCGGACACCAAGGCATCGGAAGTGTGTTGGGGCAGATTCAAACTGCGCCGCCGCGCGTCTCGCTCACCGACCAGATCTGTATGGCTCACGATGCGATGGGCAGGCTCCAATCACTAGCGCGCGAACTTGAAAACCGGCTCGTTACGGTCCTTGACCCTGAGCTGCCTTCACCGGAAGGGAGCGGCCAGACGGCGGGTTGTGAGCCGCCCGCGCTTATCGATATGGATCGCCTCATCACACGCATTTACTCGGCCGCTGATTACATCGAACGAATCCACGCGCGCACGCGCATTTGACCCTTTCGCGCGCTCCCGGTCAGGGCAGGAACCCGGCAACACATACGGGCCGGTGAGCGCGCACCCTCAAAAGTAGATTGATTTAGACGGAATTAGACACATGGCTAAAGGTGTGAAAACCGGCGGCCGGGTCAGGGGCACGCCGAACAAGATCACGGCAGACATACGGGCGTTGGCACAGAACCACGCACCGGAAGCGATAGCGATGCTTGCCACGATCCTGACGACGAGCGAGAACGACTCGGCTCGGATCGCGGCGGCGAAAGAGTTGCTTGACCGCGGCTATGGCAAGTCCACGCAGGCGGTTGAGATGTCCGGCAAGGACGGCGACCCGATCGCCATAACCAAGATCGAGCGCGTAATTGTCAATCCTCCAAATTCAAACGCCTGAAGTGTTCGTTCCGCTGTTGGAGCCTGCCCGCTACAAGGGCGCTCACGGCGGGCGAGGCTCCGGCAAGTCGCATTTCTTCGGTGAAATGCTGATCGAGCGATCGATCATGGAAAAGACGGACGCGGTTTGTGTGCGTGAAGTGCAGAAGTCACTCAAGCAATCGGTCAAGAAGCTGCTGGAAGGCAAGATCGAGGCGCTGAATGCCGGCGCCTACTTCGATGTACAAGACGCACAGATCAAGTCGACGCATGGCGGCCTGATTATCTTCCAGGGTCTGCAGAACCACACGGCTGACTCTATCAAGTCGCTGGAAGGGTTTGACATCGCATGGGTCGAGGAAGCGCAAAGCGTGAGTCAGCGATCGCTCGACATGCTGCGTCCGACGCTGCGGAAGCCTGGATCGGAACTGTGGTTCTCATGGAACCCGAGCGCCGCGTCTGATCCTGTCGACGCGCTGCTACGTTGCGCAGAGCCGCCACCTGGCGCAGTGATCGTCGAGGCCAACTACATGGATAACCCATGGTTGCCCGACGAGCTGCAAAAGGAAATGGAGTACGACAAGCGGCGCGATCCGGACAAATACGCGCATATCTGGCTCGGTCACTACCAGCAGAACAGCGAAGCGCGCGTATTCAAGAACTGGCGTATTGAAGAATTCGAACGGCCGGCGGGCACCATTCATCGGTTGGGTGCGGACTGGGGGTTCTCGGTCGATCCGAGCGTACTGATCCGTTGCGACATCGAAGGGAACCTGCTGTACGTCGACTATGAGGCGTACATGGTCGGCTGCGAGATCGTGAACCTGCCGGAACTGTTCATGGGCGTGCCGGACGCTGAGAAGTGGCCGATTACGGCTGACTCAGCGCGGCCGGAAACGATCAGCCACATGCAGAAGAATGGCTTCCCGAAGATCCGGCCGGCCATCAAGGGCGCGAAATCGCTGGAAGAGGGCGTCGAATTCCTGAAGTCGTTCGACATCATCGTTCATCCGCGCTGCAAGCACCTGATCGACGAGCTCACGCTCTACAAGTACAAGGAAGACCCGCTGACGGGCGCCATCCTGCCGATTCTCGAAGACAAGGATAACCACGTCATCGACGCGCTGCGATACGCCTGCGAGGGCGCACGACGCGCCGGCAAGGCTCCGAAACC